ATATAATATATAATATTGAAAATTATATATGTCTGATGCTGAAAAACATATTACCTTAACTGATGAAAAATATCAGGAACTTAAAGGCACATCTAATAATCTTAAAAAAAAAATGAATGACCTCCTAACCAAAAGACAAAACTTAACGAAAGAATTAGATGAATTGAGATTGCTATCGAAATTTCTACCGAAATGGGACAATAATACAAAGGAACATAAAGAAATTGAAAAAAAAGCTAAAAAACTTAAAACAGACATAGATACAAACATTACAGAACTCGAGGCATGTTCACTAGACTTAACAGCTGCCATTTCTGCCTATATGCAAACCACCAATTATAAGGATACCGACCCAGAATATGAAGAATATAATATACCACGCCCTAACGATGGTAGAGGTGGCGGCTCCAAATCCAGGCGCATACGCAGGCGCAAGCATAACCGCAAAACACGCCACAAACACGCGCGTAAAACTCGTCACAAACGCACACATCGGTCACGCACCGCCCGTAAGCATAAAAAATATTCTCGAAAGTATTAAGCCGTCGCCTCCCATAACCATACAATCTCATCGACATTTGCCTACAACTCTAGCAACAATTCTCGCGAAACAGTGCACGGAATTCCCGCGATTCCAGTGACATATTCACGCCGTGTGCCAGTTTACAATAGCATTTCAGTGTAATAATCGTATCCGCAAACGAATTGTGTAGATTTTGCGGTGCAGGTATTCCCGGGAATAAGTGCTCATATAGTTCCATAAGTTTCGGGAATTTGAACCCCTTTGTACCGTTCGAAAACGTGTACTCGATTTTACATACCTCTTTGCTATTTTTCATAGTACAATAATCCGCCGGAAAATTCATCCGTATATTGTTGCGAATCCCTTCCACGATCATAAACCTTTTGTCGAAAGACACATTATGTCCAACACAAATATCTACCTTCGATAGTGCATCGCGAACACGTATAAGTGCCTCCTGAATAGGTATACCTTTTGCTTCCATAATCTCCCGCGTAATTCCGTGGATTCCTTCCGATACTGGGTCGACAATAACCCACGAATTCAGTCTGATATATGCATCATATGTCTCTTCCAATTCGCCTGTTTCTGTATTGTATATAATATAACTGATTTGCATAATATGCGGCCATTTGTCAGTATCATAAATCGACGGATTGCGTTCTTTGGGTAATCCTGATGTCTCGGTATCGAAAACGAATACTTTCATTTTTCTGGGTTTTTATCTTGTTTTGTCGTGAGGAGGTGTGTGATTTTTTCTTTCTTTTTCTTGATTGTCTATATTTATAATACAGCCAATTAAGCTTTCAATTTATCGTAAAAATAATAATAAAAATAATAACACGCATTATTAATCAATAATTAATATTCGATATGTGATATTCAATACGCAATATTCAATATTTACGCAAACTCTTTACATAACCCGAAACTCCGTCTATGCCATTTGCTTATCCCGTGTTCACGAATTCCGTCCATATGTTTTTTTGTACCGTATCCTTTATTGTTTCCCAAGTCGTATTTTTCAACTAATTCAGGATATTCTTTGCACATTTCGCCGATATAGTCATCGCGTGATACTTTGGCAAGAATAGAAGCAGCAGCAATAGAAGCATACGTATTATCTCCACTTTCTACACATATATGTGGTATTTGTATATATGATTCTCCACCACCGCCGCATAATTTCATCATAGGTATAAAATCATTCCCATCAATTAGTAGGTATAACTTATCCGCCGATGTGTTCATTTTCTCCATTATTTCATTTATGGCTTGATGCATACAATCGATAGTTGCCCGCCTTATATTTACCTGGTCAATTTCTGTATGCTCTGCGTATTTTACACTCCAGGCAATAGCGTGCGATTTGATATATTCTGCCGCTTCTTTTATTTTTTTCTCGGAATGAAACTTTTTACTATCTTTCATTTTCGAGAAATCAAATAGTTTACTATCTTTAGGTAAAACTACCGCGCCGACATAAACGCGTCCAAACATAGGTCCCCGTCCTGCTTCATCTACTCCAATTTCAATAAACGGTTTTGTATAATCATTTTTCCCGTCGCTATCACCATCGCTATCATTGTCGCCATCCCCGTCTATACGAAAATGCGATATTTTTAATATATGTTTAGATGATACATTCTTGCTTGTTACTGTGGTTTCTTTTGCCGATTTTGAAGACATTACTATTGCGCGTTATATGCGTGTGTATGTATGCGTGTTGATTTGTTACAATATTATTTTTATATCCTGATATAACTACAAAAATAATATCAATTTTAAGTACAAAAATATTACCAACAAAAATATTACCAACAAAAATATTACCAACAAAAATATATTTATATAATATATAATATAATGAAACTTACAAAACTTCATATATTTATTATAATACTCATTGCGCTTATTCTTTGCCCGACTTTAGGCGCTTGTTCTGTTGAAGGATTTGTAAATACAACCAATCCAAATGCTACACCGCAAACAACATTTCCAAGTTATGGTGGTAGTAAAGGGTTAAATAAATCTTTAGATACTAGTACTATGGCCGGTAATCCTAATTATGTTTCAAATTATAATACTGGATATAGCCCTCCTCGTAATGGTCCCAGGATGATGGGTATGGGTGCAAATAATAGCAACGGTAATGGTAATAGTGGTGGTAATAATCAAGGATGGTTAGCTTGGCTTAAAAGCTTGTTTTAATAATTAAACTAAAAATAAAAATAATTAATATATAAATACAATACAACATTAATAATATTTTTATTATTAATGTCGTTGTAACTTTTTTTCCGTATATATATTATATTCGTATATATAATTATATATAAATAATGAAATTGACGAATTTACATATATTTCTTATAATATTACTTGCTCTCGTTTTATGTTCAACTTTAGGTGGAAATTGCGGAGCGAAGGAAGGATACGAACAACGATATGGTAGAAATAAAAGTACTAAATATGCTAACCCACAGTATGGTGGTTCTAGTAGTTATGATGAATATAATTCGAATTTAGATGATTCGAATGTATCTGCTACTAATATTTCACAGGGATTAAATCAGGATACAAACAATCCATATTATAATTCTAATGATTATTTTCACAATAAACGCGCAAACCATAAAGGCAGAGGAGGCAGAATGGATAATAGGGATAGTAGACACGGCAGGGATAACGAGTATGGCAATGGCGACTTAAATGTAGGCGATTATAACGACCATTCAGGAATGCATTCACGGCATCATAAGTATACAAATTATGATAACGCTTATCCATCCGAACGAAAACATAATAAACATAATATGTTTGATTCAGTTTCCACTGGTGCAATCAATGGTTCATTATTCAACAGTGCTAATTCCTATTCTACAGATGTTAGTAACGGTAATGGAATATCGCGCAATCAAATACCCGAAGGACAAGAAGACCTTTATATACTAAAATCACAAACTATCCAACCAATATGTCCTGCTTGTCCTGACGTAAATTGTAACAATAACTCCAGCAGTCAAAAGTGTCCTCCTTGCCCTGCTTGTGCTAGATGCCCTGATCCTCCATTCGAATGTAAGAAAGTTCCTAGTTATGGAAGTAGTAGTATAATGAATTCGCTTCCCCTGCCCTGGACAGATAAACTAGACTTTAAGTAGGGCTATTGTATGAATTAAAATATTGTGTATTGTGTGTTATATATTTTAACATATTTAATGAATCATTTATAATAGTTTTGAATTATAAATGAATTTATGATTTTCTCCCGTTTTATACGTTTTATGCATTTAACACGTCAATCTGCCTTTACCTTTATACACTGGTTATCTACCACAAATGATGGTGTTCTCTCTTCTTGTGGAACTATTTGTATAACACATTTTGCTTTTTTACCGTATAGAGGTTCTGTACATCCCTTCTCTTTTTTATTCTTTTTTGTCTTATTAAAATTAAATATTTTTTTCCCATCATTTTGTGTACATCTTGACCTAAAATGTTCATACCTTTCGCGAACGTCACAATATGATAACCCGGATTTTTTTCCCAAAAGTTTATTCACTATTTCGTGTAAATTGTAAATATATTTAGAAAATGTATCACGGTTTTTCATATGACACATATGTAATGGATGTGCTTTTAGATTATTTTTCAGATTTTTTCTACAGTATTTACAAGGAAGAACATTTGTAAGGTTTTCAACAAATTCCTTATAATCTTTCTTATTCTCACGTGTAGGGTTTGTAGGATAATTAAAACTTATTGTATGAAGGAGATGCCAGGCTGCAGGACCCCATACGGTCGTGAGCATACCATCGCCACTCATATAATCTTTATGTGTGAATGTTTTACGCAATCTCTTTTTATTGAATTTACGAGATTTGTTAGTCATAAATTTATTCAACATTTCAATATTAGTTGTATACTATTATATACATATATATACAAAATATAAAATAAACTGGTAAAAATATAATAGTATAATAGTATAATAGTATAACAATATACCAATATGTCAGAAGTCACTTCAGAAATTTTAAATAATATGTCGAATAAAACAACAAATACTATGTATATGATGTTTGTCGGTTTTATTCTTATCATATTTACATATGGAACCAGCGTAAGAAATAATAAATTCTTTTCCCTGCTTATTAAAGTAGGAATAGTCGCTTTATATTTATATGTATTTACTATCGTTTATCAGTCACTTAAAAATATTTATAACATAAACGGTCTTTTTATTACACCTTCTTTAAATAGTATTAAAATCTTCTTCATTTTATTTACCGTATTTGAAATATTTATTGTTGTTTTAGTTATGTATGTTTTATATAGTGTATTTTTTTAGAAACTTATATGAATTATATGCGTTATATGTATTATATGCATTTATCATCATTTAGAAAATAATAATAACATAAATTCATAATATTCTTTATCTGAAAAAAAATTATTTATTTTAATATCTATTAATTTTCCGTCATCGCAGCGTTTAATCATTTATAAATTTCAAAGTTAACTTATTTTACGATAAGACTCTATATAAATAAATATGGGAGAAATGTTTAAACCCGTTTAATAATATTTAGTAGTGTATCTAATAATATTCATTCGTTTATTTATACAACATATTTATAATATGTATATATATATACATATATACATACACATATATACCGTTAAATGTCTGACCAAGTGTTTAAATTGAAGAAGGTTCTTGCTTCATTGCCAACAATAACCCAGTTTATTGTAGTAGCAGCTTTTGTAGCAATTTTGATTGGATGTGCGTATTATATTTATAAGACCTATATTGCGCCTCAGTCTGATAGGTCGTTGTATGAAGGTTATGCTAGCGGTATGGAATTAAGAAACGATGGTGGCGATCCCGATATGGTAACATTGTATATGTTTAGCGTTGAATGGTGCCCTCACTGTAAACACGCTAGACCGATATGGGATGAGTTTGTAAAAGGAAATGCAAATAATCAATTTAATGGTAAAAATGTCAATTTTGTTCTCATAGATTGTGATAAAGATTCTGCAACTGCTGATAAATACGGAGTTACAGGTTATCCTACAATAAAACTCGATAAGGGCTCGGAAGTCATTGAATTTAGTTCAAAACCAAGTAATGAAACTTTATTGGCATTTCTCCAACAATCCGTATAAGTTACATAACTGTTCATATGACTAATTATATGGATAATAACATAAATAATAATAATTGTATTTTTCTATTATTATTATTATTATTATTATTATTACGCGAATTACGTAATATCTCCCAAATGATGCGTTTAATGCATTTTACAACTCTTCATTCTCAAGGGTAAGGCTATCGGGTTCCAAAGCTAATGCAATATTATTGTCGCCTCGGTTTTCAC